AACGCTCACAAACGTCACGGGGCTCCCGATCTCGACAGGTGTATCTGGACTTGGGACGAGCGTTGCAACCGCTTTAGGTGTAAACGTAGGATCGGCAGGGGCGTTTGTTCTTAACGGTGGTGCTCTAGGAACGCCGACCTCTGGAACGCTCACTAACGCAACGGGTCTGCCTGTCTCGACGGGCATAAGCGGTCTTGGCACAAACGTAGCGACTGCCTTAGCGGTCAATGTCGGCTCTTCCGGTGCGGTGGTTGTCAACGGTGGTGCTCTAGGAACCCCATCGTCTGGAACCTTAACCAATGCGACAGGCTTACCTTTAACCACAGGCGTTACAGGTACTCTAGGCGTGTCTAACGGTGGTACGGGTCTTTCTTCGCTCGGCACTGCAAACCAGTATTTGAAAGTTAACTCAGGTGCTACGGCCCTAGAGTTTGCAACTCTGACTGCTGGTAATGTCAATGGACCGGCATCATCAACAGATAACCGTATTGCAAGATTTGACGGGACTGATGGCAAGCTCATCCAAAGTTCGTCTGCAAGCATCACAGATACCGGTCAGGGTTCGTTTGTTGGTTATTTACAAGTCACAGCAAACACCGGAGCAGGAACTTCTGGTTACCTAGAGCTTCAGTCAGCAGACGCTGGATCAGGTACAAAGACGCTTCGTCTGCAAGCCAACTCCTCTGCGAGTACAACTCCACAGACCTACACCTTCCCGACAACGTATGGGACCAACGGTGAGGTCTTAACGTCCGATGGTTCTGGCGGTCTCTCGTGGGGTGCTGCGGGTGGTTCTCCTGCCGGATCTAACACTCAACTCCAGTTCAACTCGTCGGGCTCGTTTGGTGCGTCTGCCAATCTGACTTGGGACGGTACTAACGTTCAGTTAGGAGCGACCGGCGCTTTACGACTAGCCGATCTTGACTCAAGCAATTACATCGGCATCAAGGCTCCCAATACACTCGCCTCTAACGTCACATACACGCTTCCGAGTGCTGACGGTTCTAGCAACCAAGTTCTGTCCACAAACGGCTCAGGAACGCTGTCCTGGGCTTCTGTGTCGGCCACACCAGGCGGATCTGACACCTACATCCAATTCAACAACTCAGGCTCATTTGGTGGCTCTGCAAACTTAACCTGGGATGGTGTAAACGTACAGCTTGGGGCGACAGGTGCATTACGTTTTGCGGACACAGACTCTTCCAACTACATCGGACTAAAAGCCCCAGGAACTGTTGCGGCTAACGTCACCTTTACTTTGCCTGATGCAGATGGCACAAGTGGACAGTTTCTTAAGACTGACGGGTCTGGTGCATTGTCTTGGTCTACGCCAACAGGTGGCGGTGATGTAACCGGCCCATCATCAACTCTTGATATTCAGATTGCGGTATTCAGTGGAACATCGGGTAAGGTTATTCGGTCAATACAAACCACAGGTATTGCACGATTTGCCGACCCAGCGTTTTATGAAGGTTATCTGAAGTCAAATGGTGAGGCTTACTTTGATGGTGTTGTAAGTATCCAAAATGCTTCTGGAGGTTCAGAGGGCTTGCGAATGACACCTGTTGGTGGTGGCTCATCTCATTCAGTTGTACTGCAAGCACCAACTACGGGCGGCAATAGCGTCTTTATTCTTCCTGCTGGAACTGGAACTAACGGGCAGGTTTTAACGACCAATGGAACAGGAACGCTGTCATGGTCTACGGTATCAGCGTCTCCTGGAGGCTCAACGACTCAGATTCAGTTCAATAGTTCTGGATCGTTTGGTGGCTCGGCTAACTTAACCTGGGATGGTACGAACGTACAATTAGGCGCTACGGGTGCGTTAAGGTTTGCGGATACCGATTCGTCTAACTATGTGGCGTTTAAGGCTCCTGGGACTGTATCTTCTAACGTAACTTGGACGCTACCGAGTACAGATGGAAGTAGTGGTCAGGTACTTTCTACCAACGGATCAGGAACGCTCTCTTGGGCTTCTAGTGGCTCTGGTATAACTACCGGCAAGGCAATAGCCATGTCGCTAATCTTTGGGTATTAAAGGAGTTCTTCGTGGCAAATCCCAATCTTGTCAACGTAGCTGCGATCTACGGCAATACATCAAGCTATCTTATATCTTCGACAGCAGACCCGTTTGCCACTGCGCTGATTAACAACCCTGCTTCGTCTGGAAAGGTTTTTAAGATCAATTCCATTGTCGTTGCGAACGTGGATGGAACATCTAACGCAGATATTACGATCAAACTGTTTAGCCAAGATGATTTAGGTGGAACAGGTACGCAAATCGCATCAACAATTGTTGTTCCTGCTGACGCTACGTTGGTTGTGACTGACAAATCCACATCGTTTTACCTTCTTGAGGACAAGTCAATTGGCGCAACAGCAAGTGCAGCCAATGATCTAGTTGTGACTTGTTCTTGGGAAGAGATGAACGCTTAAGGGGTCGCTATGCCAGTAGGTAACGGTGGGGTCATAGGCCCAGCAAACATACCGACCACAACATCGGCCAAAGGTGTTTGGTCGCTTATGGAGCAGTTTCTTGCTCAGAAACAAGGCATCTGGCCCTCTGCGGCAGGCTACACCATCATCCAAACCTTTACGGCTACCTCAACGTGGACTTGCCCTACTGGGGTGACGAGTGTTGAGTATTTGGTAGTGGCTGGTGGTGGGGGTGGTGCGAGCGCCATTGGCGGTGGCGGTGGAGCTGGTGGTTTTCGTACTGGAACAGGTCTAACTGTTACTGCTGGAAATGACTACACCATCACCGTAGGGGCTGGACAAAGTGGCGGCGCATCAAGTCCACAGTCAAGAGGTACAAGCGGCCAGGATTCTTCAATAGCGCAAGTTCAAGTTAGCCCTTCGTTTACAACGCTTACTGCGACCGGGGGAGGCGGCGGTGGACTTGGCGGCGGTCCTAGTGGTACAGGTTTGCCTGGGGGCAGCGGCGGCGGTGGTGGGTACAATACCCCTGCCGGTTCTGCTGGCGGTGCTGGTAATACCCCAGCATCAGCATCTCCACCTGATTCAAATGCACAGCAAGGTAATACAGGCGGAACAGGCGCAGTAGGCGCTCCTAATTATGGTGGCGGCGGGGGCGGGGGCGCAAACGCAAGCACAGGCGCTGGTGGAACAGGAACTTCAAATGGAGGCGCTGGAGGCGCTGGAGCCACATCAACTATCACAGGAACATCTGTAACTTACGCTGGTGGCGGCGGCGGCGGAGCATCGTCGCAACTAAATCCTGGGGCAACAGGCGGGACAGGTGGATCTGGTGGCGGCGCAAATGGTTCTGCGACTAACTCTCAACCGTTAGCAGGTAGCACAAATACTGGCGGCGGCGGCGGAGGCGGCGGGTACGCTTCTTCTACAGTCGGAGCTGGTTCAGCAGGCGGCTCCGGTATCGTCATCCTAAAGTACACCGTGCCATCACAAACGGTCTTTGTATTCAAAGGCACTACTACGTGGAAATGTCCTACGGGTGTGACCTCTGTTGACTACCTTGTGGTTGCGGGTGGTGGGGGTGGTGGTGGTGTAGGTGGTTCTGGTGGTGGCGCTGGCGGTTATCGTACCGGAACGAGTTTGTCTGTTACTGCCGGAACAGATTACACAATTACCGTAGGTGCTGGCGGAAACGGATCGTCAGCAGATACCACGACAAATGGTTCTGATTCAGTATTCTCAACTATTACGTCAACAGGTGGTGGTAGAGGTAGAGATGCAAATACATCAAAAACAGGTGGTTCCGGCGGATCAGGAGGCGGTGGTACAGGAAATGGTGTAGGTGGTTCTGGAAACACGCCATCTACAACACCTTCTCAGGGTAGCACAGGAGGAAATGGCGCAAATGCTGCGCCAAACTACGGTTCTGGTGGCGGTGGAGGGGCATCAGCCGTTGGTAGCAATGGTTCGTCAACCGCTGGCGGGGCGGGTGGGGCAGGATCAGTATCATCAATTTCAGGTTCGTCTGTAACCTATGCAGGGGGTGGTGGCGGTGGTTCTGCTGGAGGCACAGCTGGTTCTGGTGGTTCTGGTGGCGGTGGTGCTGGCACAAGCTCTGCGACTACAGCAACTTCTGGAACTGCTAACACTGGAGGCGGCGGCGGGGGCGGAGGTTATACCCCGCCGAGTTCTGGTACAGGCGGCGCAGGCGGCTCCGGTATCGTAATCATCAAAATCAATCAATAACATGACTACAAAAACATATCGTTTCTTAGGCATCGACACAGCCATGCACCTACTACGTCCTGGGGCGAAGTGGGAAATCTCTAACAACGTATTCACACGCTGGGATGATCCTAGACCTTGTCCTAGTATTGAGGAAGTGTATTGGGTGATCGACAAGATCAGAGAGTTTGAGGACAGCATCCCTACGATCTACACCGACGAACAACTCAAAGAGATGGGCATAGCCAAAGAGGAGTTCGAGCGTGCAGTTGCATAATCTTTTTCCGACTCCTGTGGGATTTGCCGAGCTAGGTAGACCCTTGTCAGATGAGGAGTTGTTCTTCATCCGTGAGTTGCAGACAAGACCTAATCAGGGAAACACAACTAGCACTGATAACTTCGTGCTTCGTAGCCCTGTACTGACGAACCTACGCTCATTTGTCGAAGACGCAGTCTCGGAATACTTCAAGTCCACAGTCAATCCTAAGCACAATGTATCGTTAAGAGTCACGCAAAGCTGGTGCAATTACAGCGAGCAAGGTCAGTACCACCACAAACACGCTCATCCCAACAGTTACATCTCAGGTGTGTTTTATGTGCAGACCAACCCTGATGACCGGATTTATTTCTACAAAGATGGCTGGCAGCAGATCAAATTCCCTCCTGACCAGTGGAACCCGTATAACAGTGAATCGTGGTGGTTTGAGGCTTATGCAGGTCGTTTGATTCTCTTTCCTTCGTCGCTCACACATATGGTTCCTGAAGTCAGGGGCGAGGACACAAGAATCTCACTTAGTTTTAATACCTTCCCTGTCGGTGTCGTTGGGGAAGAAATGGATTTAACCGGATTGAAATTGGAGGCATGATGGGCCATTACGCGAAAATCGACGAGAACAATGTTGTGACTCAGGTCGTAGTTGTTGACAACAAGGATATGGCAGACGCTTTCGGTGTCGAGAAAGAACACATCGGTGCTGCTCACCTAGAGAAGATTCTCGGTGGCACTTGGAAGCAGACTAGCTACAACGGCAACATGCGTAAGAACTACGCAGGGATAGGTTATACCTACCGAGCAGACATTGACGCGTTTGTTCCGCCTAAGCCTTTTGCTAGCTGGATTCTCAACGCAGACGCGCAGTGGGAGGCTCCCATAGCGATGCCAACTGACGGTAAAATGTACTCATGGGATGAAGATACTGTAAGTTGGATTGAGAGATGACACCCGAACAGAAGTCAGACGTACTCGTAGAAGCTGCAAAGGCTGCTCCTCCTGTAGTGATTACAACGGCTGTGACCGTTGGCGGTCTGACTCTGAATGAATGGGTTGCAGTTGCTACCTTGCTCTACATTGTGTTACAGTCCGGCTGGCTTGTCTGGAAATGGTTCCATGCCATAAAAGATAAGAAGAATGAAGCACAATCTTCCGATAGTTAAAGTAGTTTGGGAAGATGCCTGCCACGACACTCTTGGGTGGGGTGATAGCCCAGAGAAAGCCAAGGACTTTCAGGTTCCGCTTGTTGTCTCTGTAGGATTCTTATTAGGAGATACCAAGCAGGGCGTGAAAATTTGTCAGTCATTGACTGACGACGCAATTGCTCAGTCTTTGGTGATTCCGCGCAAGATGATCCAGAGCATAGAGCGCGGAGCTTGGCGTGAGAAAAAAGTCGGAAGATGAAGAGTTCATCGCAGTCTGGAAAGAACTAGGTAGCCCAACGAAGATTTCAGACCGTATCGGTCTTACTCTTCGCAATGTTTACGAGCGACGAAGGGCAATCGAGAAGAAATACAACATCCTTCTCCCCACAAAAGACGCTCGTTTTACCTTACCCGAAAATCGTA